GATGTCACCAATCTTAGTGGTGCCGTTGTCAATTCTAATAACCGCCATTATAACTCCCTACCATGCTATTCTTGCTGTAGCCGGTTGTGTTGTTCTCAAAGAAGTTTTCGATAGTGGACGAAGATGTAACCCAGTCCATCCAATCAAAAGGATTGTCTACTCCGTATTCTGGCTTGAATCCGATTTGTTGCATACGATAGTCGGCAACGCTACGGATGTATCGCTTGGTGTCTTCGGCTGTAATGCCTTCAACTCCTCCAAGCTGAAAGGTAAGGTCAATGAATCCGTCTTCAAGTCGGACACAGTCTCTTCCTGTTTGGTAGATCGATCGTTTGAATGCGTCAGTGACCACTCCCGGATGCTCTTGAGTGAGGATTCGAAATAGCCTACTAACACCGTGTACATGGATTGATTCATCGCGAATACTCCAATTGTTGACATCCCCCATCCCCATAAGCTTCCCCTGTCGGGTGAAGTTCAACAGCATAGCGAAGGATGCGAATAAGCAAACCCCTTCCACTAGCACCTGCTTAGCAAGGCTAGTAGCCAGTTCTTCTACAGTTGAGTTCTTCATATCCATCATGAACTCAAGCTTCTCTTTCATCTCCCCATATTCAAGGAACTCAGAATAAAATCCTTCTCCGAATCCGAGAGTGTCGTTGAGGAGAGCGTATGCTCTCTGATGGACACCTTCTCGTCCAGCGAAAGAGCCGAGCATATTTCTTGCCTCGTTATTTCGGATTGCCGGGATAAGATTGTCATAATAATCACTTCCAACTGCAACGTCCGACTGAGTGAAGAGTCGAAGAATCGAATTAACAAAATACTTCTCCTTGTCGGTGATTACACCCGTAACCCATTGCTCCACATCTTGCTGCAATTTCGCTTCCCACTCTCCCCAATGTGCCTGCTCATGCTGGACGGTGATTTCAACAAGTTCGGGGTACGTGGGGATATATGTCTTGTTAGGTACTAGAAGGCTCAATCTTGAACCTCCATCCAACTGTACGCATCAAGCTGATCGTACGTGGAGTACAACACATCACCATACGCATTACGGACGAAGAAGATCGGACCTTCCTCGTCATAGTCTGCATCAATATACAATCCGCTAATCGGAATCATTATTCATCCTTGGCAAGAGAGACAATCCGGAGTGGCTGTCTCATGGTTCAATACTACGCGTTCGATTGTCTTGACTGTATCTGCCTTAGTGGCTGCGCCAGTCCTCAGGTAGTACATCGACTTAACCTTACGTTCCCTCATCGCTTTGAGGTGAACCGAGTTAATGACGCTACGATCAGTACCGGGCAGAAAGAAAACGTTAAGGCTCTGTGCTTGACAGATGTATGGCTGTCGAGAACCTGCGTGCTCAATGATCCAATGTTGATCGATCTCCCAAGCTGTTTTGAATACGGCTCGTTCCATATCTCCCAAGAAATCGAGATGTTGTACCGACCCATTATGCTTAACGATCGACTTCCAGACTTCTTCACTATTTTGTCCATACTTCTCCAATACCGGGATTAGCCATTTGTTTTTGACGAGATAAACACCTGCTCTAGACTTTTGAGTATAAGCATTACTTGCGATTGGTTCGATTGAGGGAGAAGTGTCACACAGCACAGAAGAATTGCTATTAGGAGCGATAGCAAAAACGTGGCTGTTCCGGCGTTCAGTCCCAACCATGTCCGGAGCTTCGCCACGCTCCCTGCCAAGCTCGATAGAAGCTGCAATACCTTTTCCATGAATATCCTTGAAGATAATGTTGTTTACTTGTGCCGCGCTACGAAATCCTCCGGACTCAAAAGGAATACCTTTGGACATGAGGTAGTTATGAAAGCCCATTGCACCGATCCCAAGGGCTCGTTCTCTAATAGCTGCATAACGCGCCTTGCCCAATCCCTCTGGTGCATAGTCAATGAACCACTGCAACACATTGTCCAGAAACCTTGTGAGATCAGCCACGAGGCTAGTATCTTTCCATTCATCGTATAGCTCTAGATTAAGAGAAGACAGACAGCAAACGAAAGTGCGATCAGGTCCAGAAGCAAGCGCAATCTCACTACACAAGTTGCTTCCACGATTACGTAGCCCCATTTCCACCTGAGTAGCAGGCATAGCGCGATTAGCAACATCAATAAACCAAAGGTAAGGCTCACCAGTTAGCTCCCGGGTCTCAAGCAAATCCTCCCAGAGAGTTCTTGCTTTGATTGATTGTTTGATGTCTCCGGAGTGAGGACAGACCAAATCCCACATGGCGTCATTATCAACTGCGTCTGCAAAGGCATCAGTGATGTTGACTGCGTTATGGACCCCTGCCCGATTGTTGATTTTACGGGCTGGGTCTCCACCGGAGGGCTTACGGATGTTGATGAATTCAATAATGTCAGGGTGGCTAATGTCCAGATAAAGGGCAGTAGAGCCACGCCTAGTACGACCTTGGCGGTAGTAGCCCATAATCCCATCGACGGTTTTGAAGAAGGGAATAGGCCCCGGCGCTTTCTCAGATACAGCACGAATTCCGCTGTGCAAAGCAGTGCCGCCGCCCATAACAGACAATAGGCTAAGTTCAGAAGCAACATCAATTTGTCCTTGAATAGTGTCTGGAACATATCCAGCGAAGCAGGCAATGGGCATAGCTTTAGGAAGAGGGCCAACCCAACAGTTCTTCCTTAGCTCTTGGTTGTTCCAGAATTCTTTGCTTGCGAAAGGCGTATCCGGTTTCCAATGTCCTGCCAGAGAATTACTAAGCACTGGCGAGCTAGGGAAGAACCAACCGAGAGAGGCAGCGTCGTAGATACGCTGAGCAAGGGCCTCATCGCCATAACTGAAGTTTTCAGCGACCCTAGCGAGGGCTCGCTGTGGGCCTTCATCGCCTTGCGTATAATACTTTTGAAGTAGGCTTTTTGCTTGTTCGTTAAACCTTTCATTGCGTTTGACATCGATAATTACTCCCATTAATTAGAGATACCTCTCAAGTAGAAATTTAGTAGAGACTGGCATTAGATCGAATTCACCATCGTTCACGTCATTCAGCATCAGGATGCCGCGCCAATGTCGATTGCCTTGTGGACCAAGATAATCTTCTTCATGGGTGTAGCAAGAGCCCGCTATCACGGAAGTAATCATTCGGCCATCCGCTTTAAAAGCTGTAGCGATTTGCAAACCTTGCTGATGTCCAGCGATACAGGACATGTGTTTCTTATTGAGTTGAGCATTTGCTGTACTTGCTGGCCGTCCAGCTTGCCCTGTGATGAAATAGTGAGCGAATGCAATATCATCCGTGATGAATGGCTGCAAGAAAGGATGTACATTCCAATTCTCCAAGTAGAGGTCTTGATAACCTAGCAGCCCTTCAAGCTTCGCATCTCCATTCACAGCCCGTTCAATACGGAATTCGTGGTTTCCGAAAAGGAAATGCTTTTCAGGCTTCCAAGATTTCTTCTTGTTGTACCGAAGACGATTAACCTCCTCGTTAATGATGCCGTCAAACACTCGCATAGCGTCATTACCCGATTCAATGTCTTTCACATAACGCCGTCCTTCGAAGCTCTTCTTTCCAATGTCCCAACTGGACAAGCTAGGCATGTCCCACCAATCGCCGATATTAACGATAATGTCCGGCTTCTTGGCTACAGCGTAATTAGCAATGGCTTCTACAAACTCGATATCAACGTCAGGCTTAATCTGAGCGTCGGTTACCACCATAATGCGTTTACTCATTGATTTCCTTTACAGTGTAGACCGTGTGTGGATGCTTATTAGAAAGCTCTTGTTGGTAAGCTTCAGCTACATTCGCATAGACGGTTTTAAAGTGTTTGTGCTCATCGTTAATACACATATCTTTCATGCCAACAGGGTAATTGAATACCTGCCCTACGAAGGGATAATCAGCTTCTTCATCTTTATACAAAGGATCGTTTGTTACATCGTATTCAACCGTGTAAACTTTCAATGCAACTCCTCAGAGATAATGTGATATTGATATTCGTCTTCTTGATCTTCCAATTCCTCAATGACGTATTGAGCCTCTTGCAAATCAAGCGTGGTGAAAACCTCACCTTCTACAGTGAGGGTTCCAACATAATTCCATTCATCGTCACAGACAGCGATTTTATAGAGCAATATGCGCCTCATACGAAACAGGGAAATGTTTCTCAACGTAATAGGAAATCAGTTGAGCCGTGAAGCGAGTTTCATATTGAGTGTGCTTATCCAATCGCAATTTCAACATGTCGAGCCATGCCCCTAACGTACCTGACCATACAAATTCAGTCATGGTGTTGAGAGGCAGCACCATACGGGCTTGTTCAGGACAAATTCCCTCTCCTAGTAGCATCTGGTAGTACTTCAATGCATCCTCAGCCATCTCGTGAGGGGTTGCATAATCTGCAACGATAGGAAAGATATCTACTGCGTAATCGCTACTGCCCTGCTTTACGTTCTCAGCCCGCATCCTCCACATATCCGGAATGTAGAACTCAGGTTCATCATCCACATATCTACGGCTCACTTCATTCCAAGGCAAGAATTTGTGCTTAACAAGCTGTCGAGCAACGAAGATCGGAGCCTTCACTCGGAAGGATAGGAAGCAATGATTGAATGGTGAATGGTGCCCATGTTTAGCGAGATACTTAATCAACTTCTCATTTTCCGCTCGGAAATACTCATCAGCATTCTTATGGAAACTTACACGGGCTGCATTACATACGTCCCAATCGCTACCATAATACCCAATCAATTCAACAGAGATATCAGATGTTTTCAAAAGGGGTCTTGTGCCTCCGCAGTTTCGATAAGCTTCTCAATGTAATGCTGTGCTTTCTTCAAGTCAGCCAGTCCATTCTTCTTCTTCCATCGGGAAACGTATTTGATTACGTTTCCTTCAAGGAAGCCAATGTCATTCGAGACGATGTAATCCCAACACTGAATTTCACCAGCGTAGTGGTTGCCATAAACCTGCTTATCATTCGCCGCCAATCACAGCCTCCTTTTTGAGAATAAATCCTTCCTTAGCCATTTCAGCCATGAACGCATCAATAGCTGCTTGACGCTCTTCTACAGGGATTTGCTTCATATACGTAAGAGAAAGGAATCCACCCTTAGCTGTGTTCTTTTTGTGGTCCAAGAGGATATTGGTCATTACTCGGCCACGATTGAACGCTTGCAGAGCCTTGTCCTCGACATCATTAAACAGAGAGAATCCGTTGATTTCATTTACTAGCATTTGTTTCCTTTTTAGTTTTAATTTGCCGTTCTGCCTTTGTCTTTGTGCGGTGGCATTCAACGCACAAAACTTGCAGATTCTCTGCTTCACAGAACATGTTGTTAATAACATCGTCCCATGTCGTAAACCCTTCTACCGGATCAATCACCGGATTAATATGGTCTACTTGGACTTCTTTTGCCGGATAGTCTCTAGCGCAGCCAGCGCATTTGTAATGTTTCGCAAGTCGTCCCGTTGAAAGATTAGTTTGCTTACCTGTGCATGCTTCAGCAAGAGTTTCATACTTAGGTGGCCAGCGTCTGCTAATACCCCGAAGTCCTCCCTTGACAAAACTATTGAATCTTGCTGCTGTCCATTGTCCACCATTAAATTTAGACCTCATAAATTTCCTCCGGATTCCAGAGGACGGGTTGATCTTCAAACATCTCCCGAGTCATCCAAAGGAGTCGTCCTTGTTCAGCCAAATACTCTGCTGCTTTATCTCCCATTCTGTCCTGATATACTTTCTTGACAGCCAGTAGCCCGTCCTCGTAATTGCCCACTCCATCCAATACTTCCCAAGCGGACACAACTCCAAACTTTGGAATTCCCGGAATCGAATCTGTTGGGTCTCCCATAAGGCATTGGGCAAGAAACCACTTGAGTCCCCATCCTGAAAGCTTCTTGCGATTTTCAGAGAGTCGGATAGAACCGAAATCAGAAACTTCAAAGGGACCAAATTGGGGTTGATTGCCAAGCTCCCATCCATAATGCCAGCCAACCACAGCTCGCAAATCCTTATCTCGGCTACAGATAATGGTTCGTCCATCGGAAGCCCGCTGTTCAATACAGAGAAGATCGTCTGCCTCAAGGTTGTGTTGTACCTTGTACGGGTAAAGACCCTTGAGATAGGCCCCGATGTTCTTGTAGTGATATGGCTTTTGGCTTCTTCCAGATTTGTACGGCACTGTCTTGGCGATTTCAAATCGGAAGTTTTCCTTCCCAGTAAAGAAGAAAATAGACGGCTCAGTAGCTTCACATTGCTCCTCAATATGTTGAATCTTGTACAACAACTGCTCCTCCGCTACATCGAACGGAGGAGGATTGTCAATTAGCCATTCCAGAGGTGCTTCAGGATGTTTGTGTTTCCAGTTAGCCTCCGCTGCAAACCCGATTTCATATTGGAGAATGTCAGCATCGATAAGACACTGCCTTACCACGGCGAATCTTCATCCTCAAACATATCCTTGGTGTTTACATCAGCAGGCTCTTGCACAGGCTCAGCAGCTTGTTCCTTCGGCTTAGGCGCTTCACCACCAAGAAGCTTCTGAAGCTTGCTACCTTCATATTTCAGATTGCCCTTAATCTTCTCACGCAGCCACTCAGGAAACTTCTGGAACACACCCAAGTCCGGATCATCCAAATCGAATACAACAGCCGGATTAACAAGCTCAGGACACTTCGCAATGTCTCGTGCTCGCATTGGAGCCAGCCCTTTGATGTTCACATACGTCTTGTCACCTTTCTTATCAACCGTAATGGTGCAATTAGCAGGAGCGCCCAAGAGAGCAGGAAAATCGCCCTTGTGTACTTCCTCTGGGTCAAGAGCTTTCGCACGTTTCGTGGACGTAGCCAGTTCAGCAATGTATGCACGAAGGGGAATTTCCTCGCTAATCCAACGGGGTTTATCAAGAATGTCTTCTCCCTGCTCATCCACCATGAAGCTATCTACAAACTCATAGGTGAGTCGGATGGTGTGAGTGGGAGGCTTAGGTTCACCCTTGTAGGCTCGCTGAGGCTGGATGCCCATATCAATCACTTGCACCAGACGGACAGGATACGTACCCGGTTCCATGTCAGGCTGCTTCGGGAATTGCTTCTTCTCTGCTTGATTGCCTGCTACTTTATTTGCGTTCAATGCCATAGATTAATGTACCTCGTACCAGTTTTTGCCAATCTTGCCTTGTCCCAAATGGGGGCAAGAAATCTTATAGAAGCGTCCTGCCCAAGCAATCGCTTCCTCGCTTATCTTCTTTACTTCCTCTGCAATATCTTCATCACACTCGAAAGAGTATTCGTCGTGGTAAAAGCAGACAGACTTAACCTGCACTCCCCACTTAAACTTTTTCTTAAGTACATCGCATGCCTTGTTATAGGCTGCGCTCATATGAATTGCTTCATCCGATTGGAGAAGATAAACTAAAATTTGATGCTCTGAAGCGATCTTGATAGGGCGTCCGTCCAAACCTGTGATAATCCCGTCGAAATATACCCATTCGTTCCAGCGGGGGTCGAATCTACGCCTTGCTGTGGCTCTCCATTGTTCTCGGAGGGTGTCCAGCAAATCTCGCAATGCGGGGAGCTTGGATAGAAAGTCTTCCTTAAGCTGTTTACCTCTAGCAGCATTTGACTTAACGATCTTTCCAATCTTTCCATCCCCTGCTCCGAACAAGAATCCATAGAAGAAAGTTTTCGCATTAGCCCGAGTTGGGAGTCCAGCAGCACGCATGTTGACTGAATGGATGTCAGTTCCATCTTCTTGCTTTCCGTTAAGAACGGCTTCCATGTACTCCGGATCATTCATCCGAGCGCATAGCTGCCTGATTTGATTACCTGCTGAGTCTGTTGAAACTAAGACTTTGCCTTGTGGGCAAGAGAACATACGTCGCAACTCCGGACCGAAGAATGCATCGGCATTCGGGATGTTGACGATTCCTCTGTGCTGCATCCGTCCAGTAACTGCCACGCCTGCAACAGCCGAAGCAATTCTTCCGTCTTCTCGCAGTAGTTCGAATAATCCTTCAATGAGAGATTTGCGATGTCTACATTGCACACGCTTAGCAACAAGCTGTCCAACTTCTCCTTCAACTCCTTCGAAGGGGTCATCCTTCGACATCTTTGGGCTAGTTCTATTACCGTCCTTGTCATAATTCCACTCCGCCGGTTCCCACCCTTCATTGAGTAGGAATTCTACTGTTTCATTACGGCTGTTCAGATCAACACGACGAAAAGCCAGCCGAGAATAGGGGCCACCAATATGATTAATCCAATCGCTATCGCCCCAATACTCTTTGACGAAACGGTTGTGTTGACCGGATTGGAGGAAAGGTTTTCTGACGTAATTATATTCTCCCGTTGAAGGTGTTTTAGTTTCTAGCCTCTCCGTAATGAATGGCAGTTGAGGGATAACCTCTTCATCAATCTCAAGCATCAGCCTCTCAAGCTCTTTGATGTTCTGATGCATCTGAGCTTGATCCATATACCAGCCAAACTGCTCTTGCTCATGGATGTTCTGGAAGAGCTTGAAGGTGAGTTTGAAAGCATCACTCCACTTCCCTCCACTCTCAGCCGCTTCCTTCATTAGAGCGTGATAAACATCTACATTTATCGAGACGTCTTCTGAACAGCGATGGAGCATAGCGTTTGAATAAGCACTCCAATCATCGTGCTCAGGCTTATCAATCCCAACCCGCACACCCCAAGCATAAAGGCTGTGAGGACCGGCACCCCGATTAAGAGCATGGGGAGGAAGCAAACGCTTAGGATTAAGAAGACGAGACATGAGCAAGGTATCAACCACCTTCCCTTTATAGGTATAGCCAAGACATTTCTCCAAAGCTGGAAAGTCATAATCAATGACGTTGTGACCAATCAGAACATCACATTTGTCCATGTGCGCTATCATCAAGTCCAATTCATCCGGACCAAACTTCCAAACCTGTTTCTTGTCTAGCGTACTGAACACTGCACACCAGACATTAGTAATAGTATCTAGAAGTCCATTACCTTCGATATCGAATACGTTTACCGATACAATTCTTTTAGCTCCTCACGAAAACGAAAGATCATCTGATTAACTGCGAAGTGAGACGATTCCACCATCCGAGAGATATCCTTAGCTCCATATCCTTTTTCGAAATACAGGCTGAGAACTTCTGTAATGTGGGGCTTACGCTCTTTGATACGTCTCCCAATCTCCTCCCTCACCTTATTCGGATAATGCTCACAGGGAGTGCCTTCAACTTGGTCTTCATCGAATTCCAAATCGTTCTTTCCTTGATTGCGGGAGTAGTGCTCTTTCAGTGCATTGACGAGAATCCGATTAAACCATTGGCCGAAGGTAGCCTTATCAGGATTGAAAGAAGGAAAATACTTAAGTGCTCGCTCATAGGCATCATGAATTGCATCTTCTGCATCCCACTGAGTGCCAGCCCGGAAAGAGAGCTTCTTGACAAGATTGTTGAAATTCTTTTCATAATGTTCACGAATAGTCTCGTTCATCTTTATCCAGTTTCTTTCGATTCATTTTGATTTGTCTTTGTTCTTTAAGCTTACGCTTGAGGAATCGACGCTCTGTTTCTTGTTTATTCGTATCCGGGTTATAGCGTACTGTCTTAGACAACTTCATGCTCCTCTGCGTCGAATTGGTCATTCCACATATTGATGTACTTCTGCACCTTTTCAGGGGTATTAATGTAACCACGTAGGGCTAGCCATTTCTGAACAAGGGCATCTCTTTCTAGAAGAGCTTTCTCTTCGGTGGAATAAACACCGTAATTCACACAGCCGTCATAATCGTAATACATCAACACATAAACTTTCATTACATCCTCATTTCGTTGAAAAGGCCCGTCGAAGCATCCCAATAAAGCCCATACCTTCCTGTTTGTCCGAATTCACGATCTTCAAGGAGTACAAGGGTTCGTACGTTACGTTCCTCAGGAGAAAGGTTTGGATCACGATTTCCTTCCAGCCCGAGCATGAGATTGCAACTTCTAGCCATTGCACGGCTTCCGGCGAATTGAGACGAAAGGACTTCTCCGCCCCGTTCGTGTGGAAGACCTGAATCTGGATTTCGTAGGTGGCAAAAGATGAATATGACGACGTTAAGGTCGAGCGCCATTGCTGCCAATTCTTGCGCAATTTCTTGGAGCTTAGTGTTAGCACTTGCTGCATCCATTCCGTTAGTGAAGTTGGTAATAGGATCGATGATAATGGCCTTACAACCCTCTAGAACAGCCTGCCTGATATCCCCCTTAAGGGTGGCGAAATCAACGTGCTGGTAGAGGTCTAGCATCATCAGATTGTCTCCAATCTCTCTCCCTGCTTTATCGTACGCAGCCTCATCAAACGGCTTTGTAGGATCGTGAAAGAACTTTCCGGCCAGCTTGCCAGCAACCAATTTATAAGTCTTCTTGTTCGCCTCCTCCGGCTTACATAGAAAGACTTTCCAGCCGTGTTCTCTAATGAAATGAGCAGCAAGCGTATTGACCACCTCAGACTTTCCCTGCTTCTGTCCTGCACCGATGTAAATCGTTTCCCCAAGGCGAATACCACGTGTCGCTTCAGTGATGTGTTTCCAAGGCCACGACGCACCATATACCGCCGGTTCCTTACCCGCTTCATGCAAGTCCTGCCCATGAACAATCCTTGAGTTTTTAGGTTTAGCCGAGTTGAATACAACTGCATCAAACAGAGCCCGAGAGAAGCCTTGAATCAGGCATTCATTCGCATCTTTACATGGGAGAGTAGCTACAACACATGAAGGAACTAGCTGGACAATCTCTTGTGTTGCCTTTTCTCCTGCATCGTCCTTATCGAAGCACAGGACAATTTCCTTAAAGGTGCCCTTAATTTTCCGAAGTAGGCGTGCCATGTCTTTAGCGGCAGCGGCAGCCCCATGAGGGACCGATACAACAGCAGGATCAAGGTGCTCCCATTTAGTCCCTGCCTGTCGATCTTTAAGGACTTGATATAGCGCCACTGCATCGAACTCACCTTCGGTAATGAAGAGTTTCTTTCCACCAGCCTTAACAGCTTGGTCCCATCCAAACAAATCTACTTCTTTACAATCCCCGACACTCCACATTTGCTTACGCTCAAGCAATCGGGCTTTGTAACCTGTATGAGCACCATCCCGGAAATAAGGGAAATAAGCGCTAACAGGAGTGCCGCCATCAATCTCCGATACTCCAATCTTGATGTCAAAATAGTCCAAAGACTCAGCCCGAAGCTTCCGATCAGGAAGAGAAAAGACAGAATAGCCATTGATTTCCTCAATCTCAGCTTTGATTTGTTCAGGGGTTTTCTTGACGACAACAGGCTTGTAGCCGGGTGGCTTATCGTTATAGGGATCAGCTTCGTACTTACCGCACGAGAAGCAATAGCCGTTGTATGTACCGTCGTCAGCTTGAAAGATTTGTAGCGCCACATGTCCACAACTATGTAGCACTTTTTCCACGCATGCTCCGCTCATTAGCCTCCTTTCTGTTTAACTGCCTGTTCGATGGCGCGGGCTTGTTCGATTACCTTCATCGCTTCCTTCTTATCGAATGCAGCATCTTTCACAAAATGAATAGCAGACGAAAGTTGCCCGCAAAGCAAATCGATAATCGATGCCTCCGTCAGCGCACGCGGGGCGCACTCGGCTTGCGGGGCGGTGTAGAGAACCACGTCATGCGGTGCAGGCTTGTAGCCGTCAAACGTCCACATCAAGCACGGCTCTTTACTGCGCCCGTCGTAAAACGCCGCCGCCGCACCCTTGCCGCCATCCGTCTTCATACTCGCTCCTTAAGCAATTGTGGAATGTGTTTGGTTTCTTCGTAAAGCCGTACATCAAGCTCCGTCTTCACATCCCGATACGCCCTAGCAATCGTACGTAGAGCCACACCGGTAGTGGAAACAATCCCTTCGTCTTCGCAGAAGTCAGCAATCTCAATAGCTTTGTTCAGGTCCATGTCTTGCCTCATTAGGTAGGTTTGGTGTCTGCACCATTCGGTTTCTTCGTCAATCCATTTACACATGGGTAATCCATTTACTGGAACTGACGGAACTTGTTGACATACGCATCCAAAGTTTTTCCTTGGAGCCCACAAGCAGTGTTCACTTCAAGAACGAATGCCTCACCTCGCTTATTCGTGATGACGTCTACCGCCCCAAAGTCGAGACCAAGAGCATCCACCGCACTCTCAGCTTGATCCTTAACTGCGTCGGAAGCCTCGATCCCATCGTTTGCAAAAATAAACCCACCAGCCAGATTTCGCACTTGCCAATTAACTTCTTCATCAGGAACCTCAATCTTGCGGGCCTTACGTTGTTGGAAAAGAATCTCCCCTTGGAATACATGAATCCGATATTCCTGATCCTTCTTGACATACTTGGTGTAGAGAGGGGCATTAGGTACGTCATCGTGTTCATCTGCTGCGCTGACGATTTCGATTCCTTCACCGCTATGTCCGTTGAGAATCTTCCTAGCAACCACTACCTTACCTTCCTCAAACCACTTTACAGCCTCCTCACGGCTCTCCGTCCACTCGGGGCAGGCTACCCCATGTTCCTTGAACAGCTTGAACGTGGTGAGCTTATTAGAGGCCTTAGCGACGGCGTAATCTTTATTCAAGATACGGAGGTTTCCATCAAAAGGACGAACGATGTTGCTGCTCCCCCAATTGATAATGGTTTGATTACGGATGGGCTTGCCCTCATGCAAGAGAATCTTGATTCCCAATGCATCTGCCAGAGCACGAGCCGAAGCAGAGCCATTCTTGTATGCGTACAGTTTCATCATCGTTCCTTAGAAGAGAGCAACAACTTTCTGATTTTGAGTGGAACGCTTCTTAACGACATACGTACCATTCTCTTCGTTGTAGACATCCACACGTCCACCACGTCCCATGAAGGCATCAGCTTCACGCCATGCAATCACCTTCCCTACTTCGTGGTCCTTGTATTCCACAGGGGCCTTAGCGTTCACACGCTCCCACATAAGCGGGAAATCGAAGCTAATAGAGAACCCATAATCGATATCCCTGCCCACTCCCCGATAGACAAAATGCTCAGCCAAATCACCAAGCACAAAATCCAGAAATTTCTTCCCGCCCAATTCCTGATACTTCTTTTGGACGCCAGCAGGATCGTTCGAAGCAACAGCAAACTCACGCAAACGAACGAGAGCATTACACCAAATATCAATTCGATTAACATCCAGATTGCCCTCCATGCCACGAAACTCAAGGCTTCCGTATTTACCCAGAGCCTCCACATTCAGAGCCGAGTAACGGGACCGATCACCGGGGAGACGATACACACCTTCCTCACCATCACGGATAAGGCCCATAACCGAATCCAGTTGCCCTTCTGCATCAGCGAGACGGAGGCAGAAGTTATTACCCTTCCGACTCTTTCCGCAATATGTCATAAAAGGCTCTTCCAACAAGTAGTAGGCGTAAATCATTGCCAGCATTTGTTGATATTCCAGATTTAACACGTTGACGTGTATATGCACAGAACAACGCGAGGAAAACTTAAAGACAGCACCAGCAAGCTCCTCCTTCAGTTGTTGGAGGGCAGGCTTAACCGTAGCCACAGGGATTGGCTGAGTAAGCACAAACTCAGCGCAGAGATTGGGAAAGCCACCTTTTGGGCGCAAGCTCCCATCACTCTCAGTACGCCAGATAGCCGTATCGACAATCCGCATACCTTCACCTTCGGCCTCAATCTCAATACCAACATCCGACTTCAGGAACTTCTTTTTACCGAGAATATCTTTAAGCGTCCGCATTGTAATCACCGAGAAGACAAGAAAGAGAGGCTGCGCTATCATCAAATACCACAG